TTAGACTTTTGAGTCATTCCGCCTCATCTCCTATAGTTCTATCTAGAAAGCGTCTCATTTGAGGGCTAGCCTTGAAGGAAAAGCTGAATTCTTGACTATCATTCTCATTGAACATCTCAATGGTCATAACCAATACTCCATCTGGTCTATAGAATAGGTCTTTGGCATAGGGATATAGTTTGTATTCTCCTGTGCCTGTACTGATAAAATCTCTTGGATCCACTAGTTCTTCCGTCCTTGCATTGTAGTACAAGTATACATCAGAAAAGAAAAAGAGCCCAGCTTATCCTAGCGGGGATATGCTGAACTCTTCTTACCTATAGGGGTAGGTTTGTCATTTTGGCAACGACAAATATAATTATAGCATTTACCTGTTCCCAAAGCTAGAGTTGAATGAAATATTTACTTTCTTTTCTTTCTTTATTTTAGGTGTTGGATCATATTTATATGAAGGCCAAGACCAACGTTTATCTCTTGATTTTTGAAGCAATTCATATTCTTTTATCCATATTGCTATTTTGGCATCTAACTCTTTTACTGTTAGATTAATTATATCTTCCATCTTGTGATTTGACCAAAAGTTATTTAATAATGCATTCTCTTTATGGGTTTTACCTGTAGTATCAATCTTAGCATTATATTTAACCCTCTTAGTTCCTGCGTCAGTTCTTGGTTTTCTGAGCATTTAGCATCATCTTTCTTTTAGCATTGTAAGAACGGACTCTCCAACATGGTTTACAATATGCACTTAATTTGTCTGGGGATACCTCTCTTTTACCAAACTGGCTACGAGGCTTTTTAAGGCCACAATCATTGCAGACTTTAGATTCTACATGGACCCTAGCCTCAGAGGCCTTTAAAAGGGCATTGTAGGCCTTATAATAGGTACTGTAGCATTCTCTACACCATGCTTGTAGATAACTTGGTCCTTTTTTATTAAATTCTACTGATTCTTTGCTTTGATCGCATTTTTTGCAATACTTCATGATTCTTGTACTCTCGATTTTCTTTTGTCTTAATCTTATGGCAACGTTTGCATAAGGTTTGTAAGTTCTTTCGTTCGTTATTTCCTCTGTCCCCGTCAATATGATCTACATCTAATAGCTTCTTATCTGATGGAACTGTAAGGCATCTTTCACAATACCCTTTTTTGGCCTTGTGAGCCCTTCTGCGGCACCTTAAACAGTTGGTCCTATACAATCTAGTACCCTTTTTAGTTAAGCCCTTTATATCGGCGTTAGAACCGCATTTACACTTCGGTATCATTTGACACCATCCATCCTACTTTGGCGGCGGGGGCGGAACACTCTTTACAGTGATCCAAGAAGCGAAGGTATTTATCACAATTATTGCAAAAGTAAATATCTCCTTTTTCTACCATGACATTAATCTTTCTTTGACTTCTTGACTAATAATCTTAAAGTCAAAAGGTTCGTTAGAACCTTCTTTTGTATCTATTAAAGTATCTTTTAAAGTATCTATTAGTGTGCCACCTGTACCCTGCCAAGATGACTGTGTGTCATTGGGTACTGGACAGAGTGGCGTATAGGTATTAGAATCATTAAAGCGTCTTACTGACACTAGGTATCCATTAGCCACTAATTCGTTCTTGGCACGAACTACTGATCTGATTGACAAACCAGTTTCTTTTGCTATAGTTTTATTGCTTGGAAAAGAATATTCCCAAGTCTTCCAGTTGAAGTGTGAGCCAATAACGCAGCCAGTAATTCTGGCATTAGTTGTTAGTTCTGAGGCAAATAAAGCCCTTTGGTAATCAAACTGATTCATGTTATCCCCTTTCTGGTGAGATAACTAAATTATAATGTATTATTTCTCTTATGTCAAATATTATTTTTATTCATGAAATGCTTATAGATTTCATGCTGTCTTGCCTCAAGCCTATTTATCTGGTCTTTGAGCGATGTGCCTGAATTGGGGACTAATTCGGATAAATAGTGTTTAACTAACCATTTTACTAATAGTACTAGTTGTATTTGGATACTTATGACCCCGCCGATTATTGCTAGGATAAGCTGAAATGTGGTCATCCGTCCCACCCTGCTATTATCCATTCGGCAGGAGAAAATACATCAAGTATAGTCTCAGCTTGTTTGGCTATTACCTCTGCAGATTGATAGGCATGCTCAATAATTTGTTCAATTGCTTCAGGATGGTTTGATCTTATTTCCCATTCAAATGAGCAAGAAGCACTTCTTTCGTCGCCGTCTTTTTCATAATCAATTATGGAATATCCGTCAAAATCTAAGTTATCGACTAAAACTCTTTGGCCTTCATTACCTGGCATGCTATCAATTGATTCTTTAATATATGCAAGACATTTATCAGTTATGTCGAAAAGCTGTCCCATTAGATATTTCCAGCAATTATCCTTGCACGGTATTTATATCCCGCTTTTAATCCCATAGGCCCAAGCAAAGGTGCTGTCTGGAAGATTTCCCATTGACCATCTACATAAATCTCTTCGCCATTTGCATCAACAATATTTTTTAAATAAGCATTAAGCTGCATTTTTGATTCGCTTTCAATTATTAAATCTCCAAGAAGATTTACAGACAAAGCAAGAGCTACCTGTGTAGGAATTTCTGCATAAACATTTTCTGTTACTAAGCCGTCTGCAGATGTAACCTGTGTGTAGTCATACAAGTCGCCAGTATATAGATACTGTTTGGTTGTATTGGCTTTCATTAAATACGTCTCCAGTCAAGGTATGTTGGCCACTGGAATATCTTTCCAGTTCTAATGCTGCGTGGCTTTCTAAAAGAAAGTCCTTTAGCTGCAAATACTGCAAGTGGAGCAATAAAAGGAGCTGACATAGCCGCATTAAAATTCTGTGCTGAATCTCCAGATCCAACTGAATTAGATGCAACCTGTGTATAAACAATACCTTCATTGTCAAGCATGTATGCTGATTGGTATGCAGTCATTTTGTCTAAAAGTAATAAGTCAGATGGATTATCAATATCTATCTCGTCTTTACCAATATAAACTTCAATAACAGCCTGTGCTCTTTTAATCAAAGGCATAGTTACATCTGCATCTGTATATTCTTTTACGCTATTAACGGTTGTAAACATTATCTATATCTCCTTCCCAATTCACGCACTCTCATAGTGTGTGATGTTGTAAAATCTAACTTTCCTGTCCCGCTCATTTTAAGCTGGAACACATAATCACCAGGGTAGTCAAAAAGACTACGGGTTGTTGGCCATTCAAATATAATTGTTCCAAGATCCTTTGCGGTTGTATTAAGAGTTGCACCTGTGAGGCTTATCTCTTCATTTCTTGATCCTAACATGACCGCTTCAATTGTAGTATAAGGAGAAAGGTTTAAATCATTACCGTCTTGGTCCTTTACTTGAATCGAAAGAGGTCTAGCAGGAATTTGGTCTATCCAGTATTGACTAATCATTTGATTACGTCCTCTCTTATATATAGTATTGGGTCTACATGCATCAAGTATAGTACTACTTGATCTTCTGAAGCAACATTTGATCTGCTGTTATCAAACATTTTAGCATTAGCTAACATTGGTGGTGCTCCAATTGTTGATCCTGGCTTTACAATATCAGCTGTTGCTGTCATAGGCAAAGCAATTACTTGTCTTTCACCACTGCTAAATTGTGTCTCTTCTATTTGTGCTGATGCAACCATAGATTGAGCATTAAAGTTTGATTCTCTATCTGGAACACCTGCCGCATTTGGCATTTCTGCCTGCGCTATAAATGCTTGTGGTCTAAGAACAGTTCCTTCAAGAACCTCTCTGTTAGATAACCAGCGGAATCCTCTAGTAGGCATTGATGGTACTTCAAATCCAGCCATTGGATATTGCCATGAATATTCACTAGAGAAAAATACGCTACCTTGAGGTACAGATCTAAATGATATTCCACCATTTTTGTTTACTTTTCTTACTTTAACTGTGTCTTTTTGTACACCAGCTCTTTTAAAGTCAGTATCTAATTCAAATTCACCAGATCTTTGTTGTAATAAATGCATACCATTAACTGACCAATATGGAGTTTCAGTTGTAACAAAGTCTTGGAGCAAAAGAAAATCTCTAGTTTCTAAATCAATTGCTCCATTATCATAGGCATAATTTACCCAGTAATCACTTATAAGTTCTACTGATCCGCTTTCTTGAGCCTTATTAATTTCTTCAGTAAAGTTAACAAATATCTTTCCGCCAACCTGTGTTCCATCAAGAATATCGCCTGGCTCAAGAATAATAGACTGAGCATAATTTCTATAAGGATTTTCGATTAAGTCTACTCCTCTGCGAACTGTATTAGCAAATGCTGTAATAATTTTTCCAGCCTTTACATTCTCAAATGGGCTAGCAAGATATCCATTTTGATTTTGATTAGCTCTTTGACCAGTAGTTGAAATTACAAACTCATCTCCAACAGCTAAGGCATCTCTGTGTTCATACTTTGCAAATATTCTGTCTGGTCCGCCCCAACGGAATTCATCTGTGTTGTACCAGAAAGCCTGTTGTGTTTTAATTAATCCAGGGTAGTCAGTAATATCTGGATGAGTGTTAACAATTCTAGTTCTGTTATTTTTCCAAGTATCAAACCAACCAAGAGGAGGTTTATATTCTGGAGGTGTTGGTAGATTTTCTGCACCCGTGCCTATTACTTGTGTAGGTGCATATGGATCTGTTCCTAAATTATCATCCATGTCTGGCACAAGTTCAACACGATCTACAATCTTAAGATCAAGAGCAAGCTGAGCACTTGAAACCATTAAAGATAGTCCAGTATCAACAGCTGCACGAAGAGTCTTTAAGAAATCTGCAAATAGACTTGATTCTCTTAAATTAAAGTATGCGTCAACAACTTCTTCTCCAGTAAATGCATCCTTTTCATTAGATTCATTTGGATAGTTTTTAAACATAATCATGTCAAATTTAGATAAATCAACATCATTAATTAAATCAATATACCTAGCAGCATCTGTTACTGGGTCTTTAAATGTTCCAGCAGTATTAAATAAAGCAATATCTGCTTGCTCTGGTCTTCCGTAAGGAGTCACATCTTTTATAAAGTTAGTTGATGCTATGTTTCCAATACCATAAGCCTCTGGTTTAACAAGATCAGATACCCATCTACCAGTAATATCTACTGGGAATACATCCCAGCCTTCGTATTCTTGTGGAGGCTTAGTAAAGTAATCAAGGGTAGTCAGAACATCTGCAGATTCATTACTTGTAAATCCTGGGAATCTTTGTGATCCTTGTGCAGTTTCTGTAGGCCAGAAGTACAGCATTAATGCTCTAGGTCTATTTCCTGCAGCTTGTGAACCTTGTCCAATCTCTGCAGTAGCAGTAGCAACTGGTGCCTTGACTGGGATAATATTAAATGAGGCAAGATAGTTAAGAATGATTTCTCTTTCAAGAACAAACGATCCTCTATTGATAGATATTGCTGAGATGTTAAAGTCAGAGTAAGCATCTGGATCATTTGAGTTATATCCAATTTGTCCTGGAGCATAAGCAAATGCTCCAAAGCGCTGGATATCTAGTTTGCCATCAATCCAAACTTGCATACGAGGAGTAAACTCATCTACTCCGTCACCTCTACGCTGAATAATTACATGGTGCCATTCACCATCTGCAATGTCTTTAAATCCAGTAAATTGAATTTCTGAATTGCTGTTTAGCATTCCAAGAGTAGAATCAATTAAACCAGTAAATGCAATCTTGCCATCCTTAAGTCTAATTCCAGTACGCTTTTTTCTAGAAACAGAACTTGATGGATCTCCACCATAAAATGCACTTGTAATAAATTGATTCTTTTTTGTTGTTTGAATCATTAATTCCATTGTCCATGTTGCAACTGGAGTTTCTCTATCGCCTTTTTCCAAAGCAATGTTTCTTAAATTTAATGCTTTTCTATTTACAGTATCAAAGTATCCAGCCCCTGCGACAGGCAGCGGTGAATCATATAAGTTGTATCCGTAATTATCGTTAAATGGATTTCTATTGTTAAAAGCATTCCATCCATCGTATCCACCAGCAAGATAAATATCGCTTGATGTATTAAAGAATGTGATTAATCCATTAGCAGTTTCTGATTGATAATCTATTTCAAGCAGTCTCTGGTACCATAAATCATCTGTTATTAAGTAGTATGCTGGTGGCAATTGGAAGAAAGCATTTGCTGGTAATGCATCAGCTTTAATTAATGCACCAAGAGTAGATGATATTACTGGATCAACCATCTCTGCAGGTATAGCAATTGCTGGGCTAGCATTCCAGAAACCAGGAATTAATGCTCGTGCATCTGGGAATGATGCTGTTGCATCCATATGAAGAACTGATTGGTTTTCCCCAATATCAAATCCTGGGTTTTCGCCTTGTGCATCTGCAGTCATAGGCTCAGCAAGATTATCTGTGTTCTGTGTTGCTGCATAATTAGGATTTTGGAACATTGCATCTACAAGCATTGGAGGTATAAATGGAAATACGTTTGAGAATTCTGCAGATGCAGTCATTGCTGGCTGTGCAATTATTGGACCAAAGCCAGCGGTAATTGCTGGATCAACTGCCAAAGAAGATGCTGTCCATTCTGTTTGATTTTGAATTGATTGGTAAAGCTCAAATACTTCTTGTGCGCTAAGTCCATCTGCTATTACTGCAAATTCATCAATATATGTGTCTTTAGATGCTGATGCTTGTCCTGTGTTATATTTGCCTTCGCAAGATACGCCCCATGTTCCAGAATCCGATGGAGTAATAGCTGAGTTTGTTATTTGAGCAAGTTGTTTACCATCTAAATAAAGTGTAAAATTTGATCCTTCTTTAACTGCAACTGCATGGTGCCACTGATTATCTCCAACATTTGTGCTAGAGCTAACTGTTTCTGTATCTGTTCCGCCAAAACCTCTATTGAGTTTCGCTGATAAATGTCCAGTAGATGCAGCCATTTGAATTGTAATACCAGTTCCAAGAAATCCTTTTTGGCCAGTAGAAGCAAGTATCTGCTGAAATGATGTGTATCCATTAGCTTTAAATACTACAGAAACTGTTTGAGCAGCATTTGTAGTAAATGTTCCAGTTGGTGCGGTCCAGTCTCCCTGCAAAAATGTAAGAGCATTTGTAAATCTATATGATTTAGCATTTAAAGAAGCATTTCCGTATGTTACGTCTGATCCATTTATACCAGCTGAAAAGGTAGTTAGACTTCCAAAGTTGATTGGTGTTCCAGTAGTATCATCTAATCTAAACTCATGAGTAGGTGTATATGAATGTGTTTTATCATTAAATGCATTTTCAAATCTAGCAATAGGTTGAACCATCCCAGCAGATGCTTGAATTGGAACAGCAGCAGCAGTAATCATAGCTGCTCTTTCTGTCGATCCTATTGAACTATATCCAGTAATCCACATATTAGAGATATAGCCATACTTATTATTAGTTCCAGTATCTGGAGTTTTACCTAATTCCATACTGGCAATACCTGATGGCCAATGAGCACCATTAGCAGCAGTGGTAGCTTCTGTTCCATTATCTAAAGATATAGCAATTTGGTTATCAGTATCTGATGCTCTAGCTTGGATTAAGTGCCAATTCCCATCTAATACGTTAGTAGTAACTGTTACAGTACGAAGTTGAGTTCCATTTGCTGCAAAAACTGGATATCCACTAGTGTCAATTAATACTTGATAATAATCGGTTGAAAAAGGATTAGTAAAAATAGCTAGGTTTGTATTTTTTGCACCAAAACCAGATTCTCCTTTAAACCACACACCAATAGAAAATTCATTATCTGTAATTTCTGTTGAATAAGGTTGATTAACTCCAAAAGCTAATCTTACTGAGTTGCCGACTTCAGCTTTAATCTTTAATGCACCAGAACCTTGAATACCACCTTCTGGTACGTTTATAGATGAACCATTAAATGCCCATGCTGTTTCAGCATTTCCGCCAGATCCGTAGTTTTTAATCTTACCTATTTCATCAAACTTGTACCATTGTTCAAATGACCGTCCAGCCAAATATCCATCAAGCATAGTTGGAAGATTAAAGTTAGATACCTGAATATCTCCAATATCTGCTGTGGCTGTTGCTGGTGTTTCAAGAATTATTGCTTCTGCTGATATTGCTGGATCTACAGCAAGTGCAGATGCTGTCGATACATCAGCTAAATTTAATGAGTTAAATGCGGAATTGTAGTTGTCATATACCTGCTGTGATGTAAGAGTTTCTGAATATATTGCAAGTTCATCATACCATCCAGTCGCAGGCCCGCCAATATATCTAGTTTGTGCTGATTCAAAAGAAGTATCTGATCCATAAACAGGATTTAATTGTTGAGCTACGTTTGTTCCATCTACATATAAAATTGCTGCAGTTGTACTAAATGTTGCGACAATATGGTGCCACTCATTTTCTGTAAATGTAACAGAAGGAATTAATGTATAGTAAGTTCCTCCTCCACTAGAGCTTCCGCCTCTAAAAGTAAAAACATATTTTCCTGGATTGGCATTTCCTGAAGAACCATTCCATTCTATACCAATAGCATTTGTAGAAACACCAGTAACATTTGTAAATAAGCCTTGATTCGATTGTGTACCAACTGGTGCTTTGTGCCAAAATTCTATTGTAAATGATTTATCTTGCATCACATTTGATAATTGGCTAAATGTGTAATATTTTTCTCCAACCATTTTAACTGATCTGTCGATTACACCTGGCTGATCTATAAGTAAAGATGATCCAAATCCAACTAGTTGTAAGTTGCAAGAAGCAGAGCCAGAGTTTACAGGAGATCCTGTGGTTTCATTAAATTTAAACCAAACCTTTGGCGCTAGTGCTGTTACGTTCTCATAATATGTGGCCATAAAAATAGGCTGCTGGCGTTAAGCCGCAGCCCGTACTCCAATTCGGTTAAATTCTGGGTTGATTGCTGAAATGCTGTGTCCGCCTATAGAAATGATTGGAGCAAAGGAGAGGTTGGAGACTACTGGAGTGAATACATTACCAGAAAGAGACTCTACAGTAATTTGGACTACGACTATACAAGCATTTGCTTGAAGTGCGCCAACCTCTACCTTTGCATCCATAGCGCTAAATTACGCTACTGTGATTCGAACAATACCAGTCGAATCCCATGTGATTGTGAAGTTACCATTGGTTGAAGACTGGTCTGAACCGAAGTCTACGTATCCAATGAGAGCTGATGTGCTTGCTGTGCCTGTTGAACAATATACAACTGCATAACGAGCTGTGATAGTTGATGAAGCCCATGTAGTATCTGCAGCATCAAGAACGATTACGTTTGTACCTGAATCGTATGTTGCTGTCTTAGATGCTAATGTATTTCCACCAGCTGTATAACCTGTACCTGATACTTCATTCGCTGAAACATCGTTGAAGTAGTCATGTGTATCTTGGTTAGGTGTGTAAGATGAAGTAAGTAGAGCAACCTTGATAGTATCAGTGTCGAAATCTACTTCTTTGTTAAGTGCCTTAAGTAGGAATTGTCCGTATAGTTTAGAAGCCATTTGTCATTTCCTCCTTATGCCGCAGCTGTTTTGCGGACAATTGCGAATGCTTCAGCCGCTGCAACAGCGAAACCTCTGCGAACACGAGTCTTAAGCAAAACGCCGTCTTTTGAGAAGTCTGCATCACGAGAGATTGCAGATTCTACTGTTGAACGTACACCGTTGATCATCATGTTGCGGTTACCTACGATAAGTAGTGGATCGCCTGATGGAGCTGCTGAAGCAGATGCTGATGTTGCTGCACCGTATGAAACTACCATTGGATATCCAAATAGTGATCCTGGACGAGCTCCAAGTGGATCTGGAAGAACTAGGTTTCCACCTGTTGTTTCCATGTTACGGATGTGTGCAAGCATCTTTGGGTGAACGATGAATACTGTGTTAGCAGCATCAAAGTACTTGCTTGATTCAGCCTTACCTAGAGCATTAGAAATATCTGCAAACTCTAGATCTCCTGCTGTTGAGATAATGTTGTTTCCTGAATCGTATTGTGACACTGCGTAGTAAACAGAGTTGTACGGTTGTCCGTCATCTCCATCGCCTACAGCTGTTACGCCAAGGCATGCATTGTCATACTTACGAGCCCAGAGTGATGCCCACTCTCTCTTGTATGTGTTAAGTGTGTCTACTAAGGAATCATTTACGTCTTCCTCTGAGATATTGAAAATTTGTGCGTACTTGCGAGCTGTTAGAACAATCTCATCCAGAGTTGTATCTGAATTAGGAATGTCTACGCCTTCTGCAACGATAACTGGTGCATCTGATACAAAGCGTGGAACGCCTTTTGTACGAGATGACATGTTCTCACGACGAGCAAATGCTTCTACTACAGAGTTAGCGATTGTTGCTTGAATAGCAACTGAACCGATTTCCTCTGGAATATAACCATTACCTTCGGTGAGATCTGTGCGACCTGCGGCCATAGTATTTCTCCTTTTAATTAGTTAATTTGTGTTTTGAATATATAATCGTCCGAGTATATTAATCGCAACCCAAATGTCCATTCGGAGCTGCATAAGACAATTATACCGTACTTATTATTTCTTTAATACCATCCTAGCTTGCAAATCTGAAGCAGATTTAGGAACTTCTAATGAAGCAGTTACTCCTGAGTCAGCTTTTCCAGCCACGATGAATTTTGGATCGAATAATTCTGGGAAATCTGTCTTCAATATAGCAATTTGCTCATCAAGTCCAGCAATCTCAAAATCTTCAGTTAGGGTTAATGCATCCATCTTGATATATTTATTTAATCTATCTCCATGGGCAATTCCTAATGATGAAAGATGTTTATTAACATGCTCCATCATTAATTTTGACTGGAATTGGGAAATCTTAGACACTGATTCATTTACCTGTGTTTCCAAGGCTTCCTTTTCCAATCTAAACTTTTTAGCTTCCGCCTTCGCTTTGTCTAAAGCATCTAGGACGGCTTTAGGATCACGAATTTCGGTAGATGTACCTTCTACGATATTCTGTTCTTCCATGTTTTATTCTCCTGTATTGTATTGTTCTTCGGCTGCTGCCTGTTGCATAGCCAAATTGTTTGTATTTAAGCCAGTGCCACGCAAAGCAACTTCTGTTGCTGCTGGTGTATTGGCAATTGCTTTATCAGCAATAATCTTTGCAATTTCTGGGTCATATCCAAGTTCAAGAAGGATCTGTTCCAAAGGAACTCCGACTGACTTCTTACGAACTGCAATATCCCATTGATCTAATGAATCGATTGATTCTGGAGACTTCCAGTCAATATCAACATCAGCAATGATGCCTTCGATCTTAAGCATGAACTTAAATAGATCTCTCCAAGTTGAACCTAATGCTAGTTGGCGATTAAGAACCTTCTTGAATAATGGTGCTTCTGCTACACGAAGAGCCTGTCCTGATGGAAGGTATTGTGTTGATGAGAAGTAATGAACTGGGGTTGAAGTAATTGCAGCCATGTCAGAAACAAACTCATTTACAGGGTTTGTAAATGTTGATGGATCTGCTGCTGGGAATTGTCCAACTGATTGAACTCCTTGCAAGTACCAAAGTTGTCCTGGACCATTCTGAAGTGCTCCAATGTTCTCTCTAGCTGTGTCATCTTCCGAGAAGTCGTCTATTTCATTAGATGATCCTCCATTTGATAGCGCATAACGCTGTGGAGCACCTTGATAGTCCACTGTCATCATGTGAGTTGATATTAGTTTGTTAATAGCATCCTGTGGACCAAATGCATCTGCATGTTCTGGTCTTCCGTATGGCTTATTTGTTCTGAAGTGGAAAACTGGAATTTCTCCCCAAGGATTAACCACAGTCTCAATTAATGTAAGTGTTGGAAGGCCATTTAGAGAATCAATCTCACCTAAACCTTCATATTTTTCAATTCTATCTGCATAATACATGTTGATCTTGATAACTTTACGGTTAGCAACATCTGTAATTTGCCACATCTTTGTTGCAAATGACTTGATGCGTGGATTCTCTTGATCATAGATAAGAGTAGTTGTCATAGGTGAGTTGTAATCTATTGCTAAATTGCCGTCCATATCTGGCCAAACAATTGCATAACAATCACCATAAACAAGTGCATTTCTGTGAATTTCGTTAATATCAAGCTTTAAATCTGTTTGTTCCCAGATCCGATTGATGTATTCATCTCCTGCTGGGGTTGTTGTTTCAACTTGCTGAATTTCTAGACGATTGTGTACTGCGTCTACTACAGTCTTGCTAAAGTTAAACCTAAATGGTGTAACTCCTGCGAATCTTGATAAATCGTTTCTAAATAATCTATACCAGCGCTGATGAGTAAATACTTCATCATTTGCACCTTCGTAATATGCTTCAGCAACCATATATTTATCTCTTTTATCGATTATCTGGTCTAAAGCTAATTTAATATCTGACATTTTATCTCCTTAAATAATTTAATTGTTTTACAAATACTTTTGGAGTACTGTTATCCAAGAAGTATAGAATCCCTGACACAACTGCGTCAAGTACGTCATCGTGGCTTACCTTTGGGAAAGACCACATTTGCTCTTCTAAAGCTGGAAAGTGTTGTGTATGTCTAACTTTGCCTTGCTGATAGAAGTTCAAAGCTTTTCCTGCACGGATTTGCTTTGATACGGATTGTCGAATTGATTTGTAGCGGACTGGTATATGTTTAAATACATCTTGCCACAAATCGCCTCCCTGGTTTGTTTCTACATATATAATACCAGGATTATATGTTTCAACCAAGGCTGAAACTCTGTCTGCTAGTTCAGATGGAGATACTTTTAATTGCATTGCATCTCTTACATAAATGTTTCCATCTTCACCTCTGCTCAATACAGCAATACCTGTATAGTCAGAAACTTTATTTTTTGTTACTGCTGGGTCAATAGAGATAATTGTGTTCCCATATTCGCCTTCTTCTATAATTACATCTTCATATGTCCAGAAGTTTCCATCTAAATTGACTGGCTTATTCATATAGTTCTTTGCAAAGTCTCTTAGGTGTCTCTGGGATTCCAGCCACTCTAGAGGCCACTTCTCAGGCCATACTGAGCGTTCTGAGCCATCTTCTGCTGTCATAATGGCTGGGTAGTAATGAACATTTACATTCTGGTCTGTAATCCACTCCAGTGCCTTTTCACGCTGGCCTTCAGAGTACTTTCTAAATTCATCCATCATAGAATTAGGCATAGTCGTGGTACCCACAATAATCATGCGGGCATAAATATTCATAGGGGCTATATCGTCAAAGACTGTTCTTCGCTGTTGTCCTGCTTGGTATTCGGAGTAGTTCTTTTCACCTTTTTCGATATCATCAAGAATAATGAGGTCAGGGCGTTGGCCAAATACCTTCTTACCCAGTGAGTTA